TAAGGAGGTAACTACTAGAGTAGAGGTCGATCTTGCTCGTGAGGGTTTATTCAACGATACATTTGTGCCGGAAGAGGAAGACTTAACTCCCGAGGTAGATGAGCCTGAGGTTGTGGATACGGACGCATCCGAAACGCCTACCGTGTATGAGGATTTCTCATATAATGAAAAGAGCGTAAAGATTGAGCCACAGGAGAAGGAGGTCTTGGAGAAGGCAATCAAGGCATACGAGGATTCAGCACAGAAAGTTAATGGAGTATCAAGTCAATCAGCTACTCCAAAAAAAGATTTTGCAGAAACAACAGGAATAAACAGCCAGTCCAAGTTGGGTCAAAAGGTATACCAACAACTAAAGGACTTGGATGTAATAGATAAAGACGGCAAGTTCACTAAGCCTACCGCCAAGGATCAGAAGCTTGAACAAGATGCAGCTAAGTTGCAGGTCACTAAGAATAAGAACAAGGTAAAGAAACTATTCGGTAAGACTAGCGATGATGGAAGGCGAGTTACTGTACCCGATCCGGTGGGCCAAAAGGTAGCAATCAATAATAGTGCTGAGCCATATACTATTACATCATACGATCCTGACACAGGAGAAATGCGGGCTGAACAGGTAACTACTAGGGGTGGTAAGATAATCAACCGACCCGTGAAAGTAGATGCCGACGGAGCTTTTGATGTAGCAACGGACAAGCGAATAGGGAATGTCAGGAAGTTTACAAAGCGAGGTAAGGTAGGTAATAAGAAGACTGAGTACCGAGCGTACCAAAGTGCTGAGAACGAGGATATATTCTTTAGTGAGGAAGCACCAGAGGGCGGATACATCCCTGGACTAGGGGGCGAGTTTACCACGGCAGAGCAAAAGTCTGTTATGCTACAAGACCCGATCGTCCTGAACATGAATGGAGGAATCCCGAATGAGCAAGACATGGAGATCGCACAGCGTAATCTTGCTACGAATAATGACGGGGTAGTATTTGAGAATGTTGGTTTTAATCAAAGGGAGATAATCATTACCCGAAACCAAGGCGAGGTGTATGAAACACGAAACACATCTATTCGCAACAAGATGGGAGAGCTTGGTTACTCTGAGGCCGAGATGGATGAAGTGTTTAACCCTGTGGGGGAAGTACTAGGAGAAGACCCTATACTCCCACTAATTGGATCCATCGTAGGAAATCATCAATTCGAAAGGTCTAGTCCATTTATAGGTAAGACTATATCAAGGGAAGAGCTTATGGCAGATTCCCCTGACAGGAGTGGCATTGATGAAAAGTATATAGATTCCAACGGAGAAGTTAATGCGATTCGCTGGGCGTATGACAATAAGAGGTCATACTTTACAGGTAAGTCACTAAGCACATCCGATATGGTGCAGGGCAATAACCTAGGTGTTAGTGAGACTTTCGACTTTGATCCTGATGCGGTGTATGAGTTTAGGGGCAGGGATGCTTATGATGTAATCGAGGCTAAGACACAGGAGGAATTTGAGGAGGCATTGTACAGGAAGCGACCAAAGGGAACTAAGAAGATATTTAAAAACCGATCCGAGAACACGGGCGGGTATTATGAGTTTGCCTCAGATGATTATGGTAAGAGTTTCACGCTCGGAGATGTAGAGTTTAAAAAACCAGTTCCAGATGAGCAAAATGCTTACCTTCCATTGCTAGATGACTCACTTGAGCAACAACAGGTATCTATTCTTTCAGTTGAAAATAGGTTAAGCCCAAGGCAAGAAAAGGGAGAGGAGGGGGAGGTCTTAGTTATTTTACAGGCAGACACCACCAGGGATGGACTAGAGGAAGGTAACGTCCGCATAGCTCAGCTAGACAAGACAGGGAAGAAGATTTTTGATTCAGTAAAAGTAAAGAAGGATGGTAAACTGCCTGTCAATAGGTATACACCTGTTCAAGACCTTACCGAGAGTAGTTATACTATGATTGGTCAGGTTAAGTTGTTTGAGCCTCACTCCGAGAGGATTGACTTAATGTATACTAATTTATCCGAGTTCCTGTCTGACCCGGAAGTGCAGGCGGTAACAGGATATGATGGGGAGGTTTTCGTGCCTTCACTCAATATACCTAAGGTTAGTGGAGCTAGGGGCGAAAGGTTAAAGCAGTCCTTTTCTGCGATCCAGCAGATAGAGCGGTTGCAGAAGGATAAGCCAAAAGACTACAAGAAGAGGATCAAAGGATTGCAGTCTATACTTGATGGCTTGCAGGCGGAAAAAATACTTTTACGGGACACAGAAACTAAAGTAATAGAATCAGCCTTAGGAACTCTTAATACAAAATTTTCTGCTGAGAATGGATTAATCGAAGCTGACTTAAAGGATGTAATGCAGATATATCCAATGCTTGATCCGGTTTTACAGAAAAGGATAACAGACCTTTTAAACAAGGGAGAAGGGTCAAGTGAAGCTACATTCTTTACCGATCTACTTGAGCTTACGGTATCCGACCAGGAAGTAAAAGAGCAGATACGAGACCTTAAGGCAAAATTCGCAAGCGTAGATGCCGAGAAACTATATGCTGCACTACGAAATTCCCCTGAGTTAGGTAGTGTTATATCCGAGTACAGCGAGATTTACCGCCAACTTACTGGGTACCAAAATCAATCTAGTGAATACATAAAGACATTAAACGATGGTATATTTAATCTGACTCAGGCTTTCAAGGAAGTGCGTAGCAAGCTGGGTATGCCCGAGATTAGCAATATCGAAAAGCATGCACTAGATGCAGTCGAAAACATAAGTGCAAGTGCTGAGATGAAGCAATTGCAGAGTATCCTGGCAACGGAGGGATTGCGTGCATATAGGGAGCTTGTCGAGCAAGGCGTAATTATTCCTTACACTACTAATGTATTACCCGTAGCGCGATGGGGTGATTTTGGGGCAGGCACTCCTGAGTACAACGACTGGGTAGAGTACTCAAAGAAAAATCCTATACGAAAGGAAAAGGACTATGGGATACCTGCCATTAGGTCAAAGCCAGCCGAGAGGTTTGAAAAGCAGATAAAGAAAAAGTTCGAGGAGGTCATAAGGATTGCTACATTAGCCGAGGATCAGGAGAGCAAAAAGGAACAGACTCGTGCAGTAGAAAATATATTAAGCAGAATCAAAACAGGAGACTCTACCGCTCTTGATTTTAAAGCACTCCTTTTTGAGTACATCAGGGTGTACACTGATCAGTCAGAACTGAATACGGATGGGGCTGAGGAAATATTCGATATACTTGATTCTGAGGCTATACTACGCGTGGTAGGTCGCGCCCCAATTGATGCAGTTGACCGCCTTATACTAGAAGTACAGCACTCGGATGAGTTTAACGACTTCATGCGAGATAACAAAGGAATGGGCATTCTTTCGCAGGACATAAAAGATAAGATATTTGGAAGCATGCGTAATGCATATGGCGTGCCCTCTCCTGAAGAAAAGATTTGGAAGGTTACCCCAAGTAAAAAACCAAGGGGTAAAAGAAAACAAAGGGAGTCCGAGAAGTTTATAATAGCAAAAAATAAATTCAGCGCACTTAGCCAATACCGTGAGCTGATGGGTTTGCCGTCAAATGATACTGGCATTAAGGCAAGCACTTCCAAATTCGGAACCTCAATATACAAGAGGGGGGCACAGACCTTAGCTAATAACCTAGCTGATATGTTTAGGGGTGGCGTGATTTTGTTTTCTGATGAGGATAATAGGACTACTGTAAAAATGTCTAACATGGGTGCAATGCCCAAGGGTTATGTTGACATGACCACAGGTAGGGAGATGGAGACTGACATCTCACCCCTTAACGAGGAAGATATTGAGGGCAATCGGGCTGGTCGGATCAAGCAGACAGGTGTGGTTGCATTTACTGAAGAGCATCCGATGGAGCTTACAGGGATGCAAGAGCAGTTGGGTGAGGCAAGGGCAGCCATCGGTAGGTTTACGGAAGCTAATTCTGCAATGCAAGGTCTTCCATTCCCTGCGATTAGTGCGGTCAATCGAGTACTTAAGTTGGCAGAGTCTAATAAGGCTACCAAGTATTGGGCACAAGCGATTCAGCGTAATAAGGATTTAGTAGATGGAATGACCGTGAGGTTTGTTCCGTGGTCTGAGTTCAGGAAGTACGCAACCACTCGGGAGGACCAAATATCAACTGCGGTATATCTGCAGTCGAAGAATGAAATTTTAGTTTCCGATCTATTTTACGACAACCCGAGCATCACCGCAGATGAGCAGTTGTCTAGCGTGATCGTACACGAGATAATCCACGGCCCCACAAAGTTGGCTATGGATATTGGATACATGCAAGCCAATGGTCATGAGTTGCCGGGCAAGATGGACTCCACTGATGCCGAGACCCTTGGAAGAATCTACAGAAGCTTAGACGAAGTAGTACTCCCAGAGTTACGCGAAAAACTAGGTAACGCAGACTATGTACATGGATTGTCATCAGTAGATGAGTTTTGGTCAGAGGTGGCATCTAACCCTAAGTTCCGTAAGTCACTATCCAGGACAAGATTTTCAGCAGAAACGAAGAAGAAGTTAGGGATAAGTAAGTCGTGGATTTCAAATGCATGGGACTATGTAAAAGCAATCCTTGCTAAGTTCTTCGGGCTTGAGACAAACACCGAGTCACTCAAGTGGGCAAACGAGCAACTTGATAAGGTACTAGAGTCAGCTCAACAACTTACCCCAATGCGTCATTCAATAAATGCAGTCAATGCTCGAGGGGTCGGAAGCCTGCACATGCTTGGTGGCGAAGGAGCAATCAAGGTAATGGGAGATGAGTTTGCATTTGAGTGGTTTGATGGCACAAAGCGCGTGTTAATCAATCCAAAGGAGTTGCAGATAAAAAGGAATATATCATGGAGTAAGGAAGGGATCTTTGAGGATGGAGAAAAAATCTCCGACACCACACAGATGATTAAGTTATCTGACTTGGTGGAGTGGGATCAATTATTCTACGCCTACCCAGGTCTTGAGAATATAGATGTAACTATTGACCCTAATTATAGGGCTGAGGGTTCATACATAAAAGAGGTTGCATCTATTCAGTTGGGTCTAGGTGGTTTTACAGAAAGGGACTTATCTGAAAAAGATACTATTTCTACACTTATCCATGAGATGCAGCATGCGATAGATACAATAGACGGAAACCCTGGAGGGTTTAGCCCAAGTGCTTTTAAGTTAAACCTGCCTTGGTTGAAGAAGTCCAAGCTATGGCAAGACTTCATGATGGGTATGGCAGATGAGGGGTCAGTTGCATCAATACATAATTGGATGTTAATCGCCCATCGGAATATCAATACCCTAAAGGAGTTGGTACCTAATGATCAAACGGGAGTAATCCAAGATACCATAGATAACCTTGAGAAGGTAGTCTCAATACTTTCACCCTTCGAGATATATAAGAGCAAGTCAGGAGAAGTTACTGCTTTTGCATCTGAGAATATATACGAGGCAATGAACGAGCGGCTGGAGCAAGAGCTAGCTGATTATAGGGAAGCAATTAAAGCCGGCAAAACTGCCCGTCATCCAGCACTAAACTTTGGGGGTATGTTGGCTAACAATGCGTGGAGGTTTAATTATACCAACTTTCATGTTATTGAGTCCGCACTGAAAAGAGCAGGTAAGAATGATCTGGCTGAATTATTTAGTCCGCATGCAACCCGAGACTTTGAAGCACTAGGCATGTACGATAAGGCGGTACCCACTCCCGATGCATCCGAGCGTGTGTTTCAAGAGGGTGATGTGGCTGCAGTCAATGAGGTAGTAAGCTTACTAGCTAAGGCATATAATAAGTTGTCTTCCAAGGGCATGGTTACACAGACTCCCGAGGAGTTCCTTAAGGACATGGCTCCCGGTAAGGTAGGCACTGAGGGATTTTACAAGCGACTAGCTAAAGGCATAGATGACCCTGAGTCTATCCGTATAGGTGACCAAGGTAGAAACCAGGTAACAAGAACCCATGCCTCTAATAAGGCTATTGATTACATTTCTCAAATGCTTAGGGGTAGGAAGCAAAAGAACACAGGCATCCTAGACAAGCTGGATCAAGCGGAAAGAACTGCACTTGATATCAATGAGCAGATAGAAGACTTTAACGAACTATTTAAGGGAGTAATAAAGAAAGGCTTAGCTACCCCTGAAGACATTTCTAAGACCATGCTCGTTAGTATGAAGAAGCTCACCATTGAGCAAATACGAGACATTGCCGCACAGGTTAAGAAGCCAATCCGCAAGTCCGCAATGGATATGGATGATGTTAAGACCAGTGATATTGTACGAGTGGTCAACAAGATCGTAGACATTGACACCTTCGAGGACTTAACTACTCAAGAAAAGAATGACGCTATTGAGAACCTCAATGATCGTCAGTTCTCAGGCAACACACCTGAGGACAAGTACCGCAGAATGGCGCTACTCAAAGTTTTGGAATCACAAAAGGACACAGGGATGTTCCTTTACAGAATGGCAACTGACAAGCTCGGACAAGGAGTAGGGTCGGAAAGGAATAAACTAATTCGTGATCTTAATAAGATCGTGAGTGCCACAAAGACCGAACAACTAGATGGCATCAAGTACGAGTCAACCTTCACTAAAAGACTTGATACTGTTAAGAAGAAAAGGAAGAACTTATTTTTACTCGTTGAACTTCTTGACTCCACCCAAAAGGAGAAGGAGATGCTCAAGGAGTTACATAATGTAATAAATCCTACATACAAAAGACTCCGTGCATCCATGGGAGAGCTTGAACCTACCGACATTGGTGACGGAAAGCCCATGACCATTATGAGGCTGAATAGAAACCCCGACGGGAAACCTGTCGGCGGGTACACTAAGGAGACTATCGTCATTAGCCTAGATAAGAACGGGGCAATAAATAATCCCGGCTTTGACAAGGCAATATCTGAAACACTTCACTTTGCCCGTGATCCAATCAATGTAAAGAAGTACGGAGACCAACCATGGTTCAGGAATATGTCCCGCAATGCACAGGTTGCCCTCATGGATCCAAGTGGAGGACTAAAGGATAAATACTTTACGCAACGAAAGAACTGGCACCTCGGGTCACTAGAATCAGTAGGTCAAGCGATGAGTCGGTTTGGTCCTGCGGGGAAGAAGATAGGCGGGTTGATCTCGCAAGTCATTGGTCAAACACGAGACCTTCAAAGCCAAGTCAAGGTCTACGCAATCGCAGCCAATAAGGCATTTGTTCGGGTATCCAAGGAACTAGGTCTTAATGGATCGAGTATTTACAGCGAAGTCTGGCAAGACATGGCATTTTGGTTCGACAATCACCCCGAGTACTACGGCAGGGAAGATGTTGCATTTTCTGAAATGTGGAAGTGGTTAAGGAACGAGCGCCCCATGCATCTTGAGAATGTTAAAGACATGAATCGTGCCCGTGATGCCGTTAGGTTTTGGGTTAATAAGGAGGTAGAGGCTAAGAATCACATGCGATATGTGAATGAGGAGGTGCTTGGCAATAGGATCCGTGATGACCAGGTTACCGTGCAGTCAGAACTTGATGGGTCACAGGTAGATTTTTACAGAAGACCAATTGATCTAGGTTTCTCCACATGGAGCAGATCCTTAAATAATCATGCAATCTCCTCGGTAGTCATGCTTATGCGTAGCAAGCTAAACGAGGAAGTAAATACCGACACTAATCGTGAGAAGCTACTCCAACAGCTTTCCAATAGTGCCCAGCAAGGAGACATGCCAAATGTAGATAAGTTGATGTCCCTTCTTTATGGGGATGATCAGGTAATTAGTGAGTTCGTGGAGCCATTCATATTAGGTGGGGTGAGAAGGTCAGCCTTTACTGGACCAGATGGAGCACCGGTAGGGAACTCTCAGTTTGCCATGTCATGGAAGAAGTCAGGTAAGGACATGATGACATTCCTTAATGATGTCTTTGATACATACTCTGAGAATGATGGTCTTGATTCTGAGCAAGAAGACCAAGCGAGGTTTGAGTGGTACGATAGCTTTGCTAAGCAATTAAATTCAAGATATAAAAGATTAGTTCGGGCTGACACTCAAGTAGCTAACGATGCTCACAATGTGATGAAGGCAAGTGAGGCTATTAAGAATACACCTCGCTCATTAGACTCAAGGCAAATTGAGTCCAAGCTTCCCAAGAAGTTTTTCTACTACGATATTCATGATGAGGTAAGCACTCAGATTAGATTAGCCATGATGGTTGCCACATCAGTGTTCGGTAGGAATGGCATGAAGATCAATAACATCGGTCAAGGTTTCTATGACAAGATGAAGGATCGTAAAGCTCTGTTTAACAATATCATGACAGAGGCTACTAGGGGAGTCCATGAAGCCCCTCAGATGACATACAGCGGTGCAGCCAAGAAGGAAGCTTATAGTATCTTAAAGGATCAGCTTAAGGAAAGTAACCCTAAGTTAGCATGGGAAAGACTGTATAATGATGCGGTTACATATCGAGAATTTGGAAAAGTCTTCGATCAACTAGGTCAGTACTACGGCAAGGGGAACATATCGGGAGCTTACGGTGATGCAAATGTGCTACTTGAGTTATTGGGCACGCAATCACTACTTGTGCTTAATAATCCCAAGTCATCATTTTGGCAGACCCTAGCGTTGGGAGAGTTCCCGATGGCATTTCGTGGTCTGAATAGGATGTCAGGTAAAGCTACAGGTGCTGCGCTTGCAAATATGTTCGATCAATCATTTGGCGGTATACTTGAGGCAATGAACTTCAGTCTTCCCAAGACAAGTCGTCTCGCTAGGTCACTAAATAATACACACTTTCGCACACCAGAAATGGAGCTACCGCTCAAGGATTTACTTACTCAGGTCGGACCAAATGGTGAGATGGTGAATGGTACGAAAACGAACTCATTCAAGAAGGGTATTCGTTTTGTAAAGAATGCAATAGCACACAGCAGGCAATACAACCCGGATGGTAGTAGGCAATCCTTTGATGCATTCACAATGTTTACGGGACTATTCCCGTGGGCGAACGGAGTGATCAATCACTCGGTGGGTGTTGGTACTGCTACTGCCTACGAGTCTGAGATACTTAGGATCGCAAAGCACATACAGGATCAGGGTAATGACATATTTGATCCAAGGGAGTTCACTGCAGAGGAGTTGGGCATGAATAACTCAAAGACTGCGGAGATGGTGATCGGGGAGAGGGATGGTTGGAACAACATGAACAACATGCTCCTGGAGAATGGCACATCAAGCATGTCAAGGCTTGCGTTTGACTACCTCCAAAGAAGGGTAAGTAACCCGGATGCACCCGTGCTTGAGCACAATACGGTTCTTATGATGAACCAAGTGGGAATGTCCAATGTATCAGGTGAGGGATTTAATGCTAAGATCCCCGCACTTTATAATAACGGACTAATGAGGTACGCTGGAATCTTCCTTGGTTGGCCTATCTGGAAGATGGCACAGTCCAACAGATTTATTGGTAGGGAAGCAGGTGATGAGCTTGGTTCCTACATGGCATTCATTAAGTACCTCGGGTTACTTTCTGCGGTATATATGCCATTGGGATTATCCGCAGCTTTCTTAGTAGATTGGTATGACGAGGAGATTGTAGGTAAGCCTAACAACCTTCCACCACTTACCCCGTGGGCAATGATGCCGGTAGTCGGTCCCTTGTTCGCGCTTAGCAATGAAGAGTCTACAATCTACGCCCTTACATCTAGGCTTGCCAGGGCAGGTAACATTTACGGCATGGGTTTTGAGTTGGCTAATAGTATGTTCGCCACAGGTGATCCTTTTGGTGCAGCCAAAGAGTTCTCCCTAGATAGTAGACTATTCATGTTCAACACCTTTAGGAATGTGCGAGATGCACTAGGTACATGGTACCACCAAGGTGAGGCAGATTATGGTAATGTCATTCGACCAATGATGTACGGGCTAGGCTTAGGCTCAGTCATACAGCAAATGGACATAGTTACCAACCTCATGGATATAGACATTGAGGAGCGTAGGGTAGCTGACTACTTATCAGCAAAGAATTTAATCAAGAAGGCATCGTGGGTAATGGGGCTTCCATTAACACCGCCCGCCAAAGGGTATGGTAAGCCTTCTCCTGTCTCCATAAACCTGCGCCAAATGGAAAGGGCGGCATACGCCAATGACAAGACAGAGTTTTTTAAGCAATACCAAGAGGCGATAAGTGCCGCCAAGGTGTACATCGAGGAGAACGGCATGAACACAACTGCCGAGAAGTATGTACACGAAAGGTTTAGGCAACGAAACTTAAGGTATGGAATAACCAAGGGTAGAATCTCGGACGCTGATTGGAAAAGGATCCTGGAGATACAAGATGCTGATGATCGAGTCATGCTCGAGAACTACCTAGGTCTACATGAATTTTATTTAAATCAAATAGGAACTAAGCAATCTTCACTCCCAAGTGCGTCTCAGTTGAGGCGCATGGCATTGCTAGGGGTTCCTATGCGCTACTAATACATTATGCCAGTTAAAAAAATCTCCCCCGGAACTACTGAAGTCATTGAGAAAAGTAGGAATGTACATTTTATAAAGCACGCATTGAAGTCCACTAAGGACGAAGACTCATTTTGGGTGCTACTCAGCTTTGACCGACACCATGATAACCCAAAGTCTGACAATGTCATGGAGCGTAGACACCTTCAGCAAGCTAAAGAAAGAAATGCTTTGATTATAGATGGAGGTGACTTGTTTTGTGCGATGCAAGGCAAGTATGATCCTAGGTCAGACAAGAGGGATTTAAAGCCCGAGCATCAAAAAGGTGACTACCTAGATGCGTTAGTTAAAACCGCAGCAGATTTTTACGGACCATATGCGGATCGGTTTGCCATCATGGCTCCAGGGAACCATGAGACCGCCATATCCAAGAGGCATGAAACAAACCTCACAGAGCGATTAGTTACTATGCTCAACGATAGGCATGGTACAAATATAAGGGTAGGTGGGTTTAGTGGTTGGGTAAAGTTTCAGATAATGCTTTACGGGCAGGCACTTACAGTAAATCTATGGTACCACCATGGGTATGGTGGGGACGCTCCAGTCACTAAAGGGGTCATCCAAACCAACCGACAATCTGTTTATCTCCCAGATGCACACATTGTAGCAACGGGGCACACGCACAATGAATGGCAGTTCCCCATTCCGAGGATAAGATTAAGCCACAAAGGTAATGTGTACCATGATGAGCAGTTACACCTCAAGGTTCCATCTTACAAGGAGGAATATGTGGATGGTTATGGGGGGTGGCATATTGAGAGGGGAGGGCCACCAAAACCAACAGGTGCAGTTTGGCTTAAATTAAGTGCAAGAAAGACCACGAAGAGCGGTAAGGATACAAGTGAGCCACTAATTGAGGCGATCCGTGCCAAGTAAGTCTTGCCAATGTGTTACACGAAGAACTATGTTACTATAATGCATCAACACATAATTATCAATTCAGACATCGGACTCCACTTAGTAATATTTTCAGAAGAGGAAACCATAGATCTTGTTGATGTAATTGATCAGATGATAACCGAACAACTTTGCGATGCCACAGAAGGGATACAAAAAACCTAACGCCAAGAAACGAAGCGTATATCAGCGTAAGTACAATAGTAAACCTGCGCAGATTAAGAATAGGTCTAACCGCAATAAGGCTAGGCGTAAAATAAAGTGCCCTGCCGGCAAGGATGTTCATCACAAAGATGGGAATCCAAGAAATAATAAGCGATCAAATTTGACCTGCTCATCTGTGAATAGCAATCGAAAGAAAAATAAGCACAAAACAAAATGAGCGATGTGTCTCCTCAGCGAAAATGCATCAACGAAGCAAAGAATTTATATCATGTATTTGTTTCAAGGTGGGAAAAGGAATCTGACCTAGAGGCACATGAAATAGCTGACGCGCTAACCGAGGCATTTGATGAATACTATGAAATCGAGGAAGACACGACAGTGGAATTTGATCCAGACTTTGACTTGGGCGATGAGCAATGATCCAAGTATTTATTCTGAACAATTCAAGCGGGAGGTAAATGCCGCCCACAGGAGGTTCTTCCTTAAGAGGGGAATGGATCCCAACAATCTACCTAGACTCTGGGACCTTGGTGATCGTATATCTTCGTCGTCTCCTCAGAAGAATGACCCACCCATAATGCAATCTGCTCCAAGCTCTTTCCATGTTTCCGGCATCTTGAGACAAATGAGTGGCGAAGGCAGTGAAAAGACTTACCTTTAATCTTCAACCGAGCAAGCATTCTACCATAGTAAACCGATAGGGTTGCCCTGCGGGAAACATCTCGATCAATTTCATTCTGTGCAGGAAATACAAATTTCTCATCAAGCTTATCTTTACTTAAGTTTTTAAGCATCTTTAGAACCGCACCATTTCCTACGAGTGGATCATCTAAAGGGATACAAATACGAGTATCAGTTTTCTTAGTATGAATAATTAGCGTTTTATCATCTAAGTTAATAGATTCCCATTCAAGCCTAGCAATATCTGATAATCTGAGACCCGTCCACCACGCTAGGGCAGTAGCTTCCATGAAGAAATAACCGGAGTGAGCAATAATAGTATTATACTCCTCTTGCGTAATAGGTTGGCGAGGCTTCTTCTCCTTTTGTTGGTGGGATAATTTACTCTTGTCGATCGCAACAAGTTTGGTTGGGTTCGTGATAGTATAACCCATGGCAATTGCATACTGATACAAGGATCGTATAGCCGAGTGCCGTTGCTCACGACTGCCCGCTTTTGCCTTAGTGTCTTGGTTTATGTAATTAGCCACCATCTCCTTAGTTACTCCGTCAAGGTAGCTAACCTTGGAGAACTCAATGAATGCACGAATCAAAGACTCTTGCGTATAAATGGTATTCACGGACTGAGCCATATTGGTCTTGTACTTCTTCCATTCCTCAATGAGGTCAGAAAGTTTTATCTTCTTACCCGCAACGATCATGGCAATAGCGTCACGCTGTAATGCACCCGCACGGGCTGCCATCTCAAGCTCTTCAATCTTAGCTTGCTTGCACAGCTCCCTAGCATCCTTTAGGCTTTTAGTCTCAAGTGATTTACGCTTACGCTTACCCTCACTTGAAAGGAAGCTGACATAATAGATTCCAGTCTTTTCTTTATAAATCTTCACGAGTTACACCTAATAAAGTGTAACACTATTTGTCAATTCATATCATAACGGGGCAGGTTTTTGGTCATCATGTAGATTTGCCGCCTACACTCGCATTATCCCTTCTTTCCTGTCCGAAGACACTCCTGACTACCGCCTACAGAAAGCCGATAAATCGTTTAATGAAGCAAGAAGGAAAGTCACAAGGAACCCCTAAGTATGAATATGTTATTATAAATATCGTGTAACTATTAACCTATAGCAAGTGATGTTTGTACATTATTATGTACTATTTTATGACCGAAATTTCGTGCTGATTTAATGCGGTCTGTTCGTGTTCTTATTCTTGAGGTTAAGCGATCAGTGAAGTCATATGCGAATGAGTCAGCTGAGTATATGCGATCCTTAATCCGATCAGACTTGAGACCGGTGGTCTTGTACCCAAATAGATGAACCTTCAAGCCATTAGTGTATGGCTCAAGTGCATCAAGTATCTGCGCGACAACTTCTGGATTTTTGTTACGCTTACAGGTTGACCCTATCCCGATCCAACCAGGTATTGGCGTGTGCTTGCTAAACGAGTGATCCCATAAGCCTTGCTCATTGCACACTTTATTACCAAACCTGTCGATCCAAGGTCTACTTATCGACTCATCCCTGAGCATACGTCGATATAAGTGGAAGTGATCGACATAATCTTCCACATCCCAACCTTGAAGCACGGGCATGACAGGAACCTTAAGACCCTGCTTGATTGCTTGATCCACGATTTGGATGTATCGCTCAACAGTTTTGCGTTGATGTACTTTAATTGATGCCTTCTTGCCCATGCCTTGTAGCATCTTAATGACATCAGGTTCACACATGTAATCTTGTGTTACAATGCACGCAAGATCACCGCAGTCCTGAAAGCGTACGGCAATGCGTACATATTCTTCGGGCGACATAATAAAGTCCCCGTACTTTGTGACTTGGGAGAATGCTCCCGAGTCCATCATCCAACGACCCGCACGGATCGGAGCCTTGCGTATTTGCAAGGCCCCGTTGTTAATCCGTACCAAAGCGTTTGCCGAGATCATGGCATTCACTTGGTGGGCTCGCTGAAAATCATCTGTTCCAACGAAGTATTCCTTCATGATTTATTCCTTTCTATTTCTTCATTCATGTCTAAGCCTTCATCCTTAATATGTTTTAGGATTAACTTTTTATAGACATCCTTGGTTATCCATCGGTTTAACTTATTATCAAATAGTCCCCAGCATGGTGACCATTTGTAGTCCGTCTTGCGAACTTCATACCTTTTCATGATTTATTCCTTTCTATTATCCATGTGTTTACATTTGGGTTTTCAACCCACGGGTGTCGCTTAAAGCCTACTGCCTTAAGACTTGTCCCGCTCTCGTACTTTCTTGTGTAGGTCACCACCACCTCGTACCCCATGGCGAAGCATGACTTGATCGCTTTGGAGTAGAGGAAGCTACATAGGTTAGGGTAACCTTCTTTTGCTACGCACCTGACTACCTCAATCCGAGTTGTGTTCGGTCCGTACCAATCATGCGAAGTCCAACCTTGATTTAGGAGCCTTTCTCCTGTCCAGTCTTTAGTGGCATCCCTTGCCCATCTGCTTGAGCAGTTATTAACCGTGACTAGACCGACAAGCTTCATGTCCTGAGTGCCACCGACAAAACCACCGATGGAGAACTTGTGTCGCTTTAGTGGCTTGCTATGCCTATGATGCTCTTCAGTGAAGTCAGCAGCGTCATCCTTTGATATTGGGTAATACAAGTAACTCATGATGCCTGGTTCCAGTCGCACTTCGTACATTGCACGAAGTTGTTTTTGAGTAGTTCACCTGTCTCATCGCAGAACACGCCCTCGCCCTCGGCAGGTGCATTACACGCAGGGCAGTCCATGGTGTATGTGTCAGTGTAACCACTTCTTGCTCCTGTCTTACTTTTAACAGGACGTCCATGCGACACGAATAAGCTTTCAATCTCCTCCTTGGTTGCTGGCTTTGGCTTACTCATAGCTTACCCTCCGCGTATAGGTCAACGAGGGTAGTGATTGCATCTTCCTTGGGCATGTCGTTGAGGTTATCAATGAGACTCTCGACTGCGTTTTGCCTAATCTTGTTTAGGTTCTCCTTTATCGACAATCCCTCTTCCTCGGCTTGCTCGCACGCATTCTCCCAATACCCCTGCAGGGTATGACTGCCGTCAATGCCATCCTTTTTGAGTGCACGCCTCAGAGTATCGTCCCACCCTGCGTCTTCTGGTATCTCAGGTGGTGGCTTAGGTTCAAACTTAAACTCACTCATCGGTCACCTCCTCTACTTTAAGTAAGGGAAGACCATGCAGTCGGCTCCGTAGTTTCTCCTCAGACTTCTCGTGCACGATCATGGATGTAGCACCACCTAGTTCCTCCTCCAGGAATATCCTGAACTTCTTGAGCGGAGTCTTGTCCTTCTCAAACTCATCAATGAGCTTGTGTAGATCATTCTCACCTAGGTGCTTGTATGGTAATAGGTCACGAGACGATCCCTCGAGGAAGATTGGTCCTCCCTCGCCGTCATTCCATATCTCGATACCATCTACATTAGTTTTCACTTGATACCCTGTGCCCCTGCGGGTCTCAAAGTATCGAACGCTTGTTACTTTTAGATCACTCATCGTCTGTTATGTTTTCTTGGTTAGTATCTTTTTCTACACTTATGCACTCAGCACCCCATCCGGCGGCTTCCTCCACTCCTGTGCGCTTGAGCTTACGAGGATCGGTCTCCTCGCTTATGAATTTAAAAAAGAATCGTTCACCTGCCTCTATGCAGTGCGCTATATATCTGATTTTCATATTATTCTCCTTCTATTTCTGACTCATGTACGAGTCCGTGTTTAGTAGGGCGGTAGCCCTGTGATTCAAGTGTGCTGAATAACCTCATCCAGCAATGCCCGAAGAGCTTCACGATCGTCTCGGGAAACTCGATTAGCTTGAGAGCTAGGTACTTGCGTACCGACTCCTCGCATAGCTCGTCATTCATGACATCGTATGCCAACTGATATGGCGGTTGCCTGTGGTTATTCCACTCCTCGCACTCAGTTACATCAACTGGTAGATCGTTGATTAGGTCAGGGCATATCTCCAAAAGCTCCTCTTGAGTGCAGTGTTTGATGTAGTCCTCGACCAAGCTACGTTTCTCAGAATCCCTCTTGAAGTTTTGCGGATCAACTGAAACTGGGATCATCCGTACCTCCTTCTATCTTGTAGTTCATCGAACCGATTTGATGCAGCCAACTCCATGGCATCTGACTCCCAAGACTCAACCAACTCACTCTGATTGCCTTCGAAGTGTGCTTCAACGCATAGTCGAACTTGCTCTAGCTCCTTAGGGTCAGTTATGTCGTTGTCCTCACAGTCGGATGCCTCATCGAGTATCGCGCTAATGTTCTTCGCAGAAGCATCACATCCTGGCGTGCCTCCACCCTCTGCGGGTTTGTGATCAGGTTCCCCTGCTTCGTATTCAAACTCAACGGAGCCACTACAATAGTAGTGCTTGCCGTTGTCTTCGATTTCTAATCCATCGTATGTATAACTCATGTTACTTATCCTTTCGTGTTACTTTTTGCTACTGTTAGAACCGTGCCAAGAGGTAGGTCTTGATTAAGAGCCTCTTGTACGATTGCGTTTTGTGTCTGCCTTAGACTATTAGTGGTCGTCTTGGGCTGATATTTACTCATGAATGCGATAACCTGCTCCGGGTTCTCGACTTTGTGTGACCTAAGTATCGCTCTACCCATCTCGATCCACTCTTGCATTTCCTTACGGGCAGAAGCGGGAACCTTCGGGCTGTCTACTGTAATCACGGGTGCTGCATTAAACGAGTCTTTAGCGAACTCTGGTGCATACTCCTTGATCTTCTTGAATTTATCACCATCAATTGCTCGATAGGATTCCTTCACACTGATCCGCACCTGTCTTGCGCCTAGCACATAGATAACTGCTTCAGGCAGGAAGGTTAGGTTATCTATGGTCTCAAGTGCGTGCTTAGTCAGCCTGCTCTTTTGACTTGCTTGCTTTGCCTTTGCCTCCAGGTCTTTGGAGTAGAATTGCTTGGCTACAATTTGCGCCAAGGCATCTGTGTATACTCCATCCTCCTGCTCCTCAGGTAGGGTGATGACATGCAATGAGTCATCGGACTTTGTTTTCTTAATGACTGGGGTGGAATCTTCCATATCCCATTCATCTACTGCACTTGATTGTTCTGTTTCTATTATTATTTCTGTCATGATCTTGTTCTCCTAGTTGTAGGTTACCGCAACCTCCTGATCAATGAAGGTGTACGCATGTTTTGTTGTGTAGAATTTTAGAACTTCCACAGTAGTTGGGACACTAGGCAGTATGAACTTATCTGTTTCATACTCCTCCTCCCACTCTAACTGAACGAAGCTCCAAGTTTTATTTAGCTCTGCATCTTTGGGTAAGGAGTCATGCTCCTCATAAGGACCAAATGTGTCCTCCCATTGCCGAAAGGTCATACGCTTCATAAGCATACCGCCTTACATTCACTTAGCTTCTGCTTAAGTATCGGCCAATATTGTTTTTCTAAGTCATACTCACCGACTAGACCGCCGTGATCCTTCCAGTCGAACAGGTGTTCTGCAAGAAGCTCACTCGGCTCCATCGTCTTGGTGTGTCGAGGTACACGCTTTTGGTGCATAACGGTCATAGCAGCATCCTCCTTGCGGACTAGCTTGTCATAGACCATCTCCTCAATAGTGTCTTTGATTAGTATGCAGTAGATATTTACATCCACTTTAGAATCGAGTCGGAATACCCGACCTAGTGCTTGATTGAACTTACCATAAGACCAGTCAAGACTTGCAATAATTAGATTAGGGCATTGGCTAAAAGATAGTGCTTGCGCACATCCAATGCTCATAAGCATTACCTGTGTTTTCTTGTTTTTGAAGTTATTTGATTCCAGGCTTTTACGGGATATGCCGCCGTGGATTGTTGAGTGTTCTATGTTTGCCGATGATAGCAGATCGCGTAGGACACGACCTTGACCCTTTGAGTAGTAGACGATTGTAACTTGCTCGCCCCTGAGTAAGCAGGAGATTGTAGTCTCAATTACCGCAATAATTTTGTGATTAAACGGGCTGGGCATGAGTAATCCTTCCGCCTCATAGTTATCGGCATGCTTACCCTCATCTGGTGATGAACATACACCGCGAAGATACTGCATCTGAGTCATTACCATCTGTGTGCCCGCGGCAGGAACATTCTCGAAGTCCAACCAATGCTTGTACATGGCATGTTGCTCGAGGGACATAGATACACGAACATCATGTATGATGCACTCGACAAGGTCAGGGTTACATTGCTTCTTGGTCACAAAGCCAAGGAATGTACCTGTCTGCTTGAGTAGTGACTGAGGCTCGGACAGTATGGGTGACTCCTTGGTAGGGGTTATCTGCGTCTTGCTCCTTCTGTTGATTTCCCGTTGGGTATGATCATTCTCCTTAGAAAGGAAGCGATCCCTGAACTTATGCATCTGCTGACGAGTGTAAGGCCAGCGAGAGTTGGATCTGCCACCTTTCCACCAGTTGTCCACGCACAACCATCCAGCTAAGGTAAAGATGTCATAAGCATAGTTATGGATCGGTGTAGCAGTAAGACAGAACCGATAGGGTGCTTGCATCATGGTCACCGCTTGCGTGATCTGTGAGTCAGGATTCTTGATAAGGTGTGCCTCATCAATGACAACCATATCCCATATCGGACCAAGCTTGTTAGCTAAGCAGGGCATAGCAATGCACTTAACTCCACCCTTAGGGGTACTTGCTGACTTCCTCTTCTTAACTACGGCGTTGCCGTCCTCATCATACTCGATGCTTGGGGTAGCAGTCTCGATAACCCTTCCGTCCGAGATCTTACCGATATTCTGAGAAAAGAACTCATCTCCGATCTTCCACTTGGGTAGCTCACAACGCTTACGCATCTTGTCTTCCATCGTGGTCTTAGTCCATGCGTCCGGCTCAACCTCCAATGCATCCTTACGAAACATTACATAGTCCCATGTGATGAACACACCATAGGGCATCTCGCCACCATTCTTCTTACGCAGATGCTCAATATCAATCTCGGATGATATGGTAAACACGGGCGTATCAGGGGAGAACTTCTTGAACTCACCTTGCCATTGAGCTAGATCCATTGATCCGCCATCGTCTACCGTGCCCTTAGGTGCGATAAGAAGAGTGCGACCAGGTGCCTTGCATTGTATGAGTCCGATTGCCATAGCTGACTTACCCGCACCTGTCTCGGCTGCGATCAGACCAGTGTCGGCACATGCCATAGACGCAATGAACTTACGCTGTACATCGTACCAACTTACTCCCTCGGTGAATACCTGCATGAACTCAAGGGTATCAAGGTTATGCTGGTACTTCTCGGGGTACTTTTGAGTGATGGTATTAACTACAGGCTTTTCGAAGATTTCCCATATGAGATTCTCATCTACCTCGGGTGCACCTCGTGGCTTATCCACATTGACATACTGTCGGAATACAACCTCAAGCGGGTTATTCCATGTACGTACAAAGTGATCACCTAGTTCCTTTGAGGACACATGATCCTTACTGCACCTGTACCAACCATAGTCGTACCTTACTAGCTCACCATCCACATACTTAGTGTCAGGTGCCCAATTGGTAGATAGGTTGACCACAAGATTGGTATCTTTACCTTCAAGCGTAAGGTCATGTATAACCTTGGTGATCTCCTTCTTAGCCGCATTGTAGTGAACCTTTGGCTTAGTGAATGCATCAGAGTATCCCTTGCCTTGTAGCTCCACGCTGTACTCCTTGCCCTCTGCGATAACATAAGGCTGAATAACACCGCAGTGAGGTAGGGCGAATCGCCTGGTGTCCTTACACTTTAGCTTACCAAACTCATCCACATAAGCGACTAGCGAATAGTCGGACGGTTCAAGTATGGGTGGCGCAATCTTCTCGGAGTCCTGAAGTGCCTTGAGTATTGCCTCTGCACATTCTTGATCCTTGGTTACCTTGGGGTGAGAGTACAAAGCAACAAGCTTGTCTCGGTCCTCCATAGTTATTGTTAGCTCTAGCGGAGCCTTACCCTTGATTGACTCAAGGCAGTCAATAACAGAACCCCTAGGGATTTTGATGTTAAGGTTATGCTCCTCGATTAGAGCGGTTAGTTCTTTCCAGCCTCTATGACCGGTGTCATCAAACGGTGCGAACTCGGTATCAATTCCGAGCGTCCCGTCATTCTTGATGTACATGTCGTGTATATTGATCATGCACTCCTCCTTTCTGTTGTCTGTACACCATTGCTTGCAAACTGAGCTAGGTCGAAGAATACTCCTCGATGACTGAGCTCATGCTTACGCAATAGATTCCAGATGATTTGTTGTACGTAGACTGCTACCTGTCTATTAACGGGTAGGTCTTGTTTATAGTATGGGTCGAGACATCCCTCGCCCTTTGGTTCTTTTCCCTTGGTTAGAGCTGGGTGCTCATCATAAGGGTTGGGCAGATCGCCCTTGTGTTGTCCTAGTATTACCTGACCTGATGACCTGGCATTACCACACTCAATGATGTATGTGTCGTCATTCATATCAGCGGACTTGATTGTTTTGCGTGAAGCCTTGGTGTCTACGCATGAGACAATAATGTCTGCTCCGATCTGCTCCTTTCGCATGAGGTTTCCGCGGTGCGACCAATTCAATCCATAGTGCATATTGATACGCTCAATTAACACCTTAGACTTAGGTTGACCTACATCCTGTAAGTAGAATGCTTGTCTACCTACATTGCTGTAAGCAACGGAGTCACCATCAAAGGCACGAACGGATACACCCTCATGCCCTTGATTAACCATCGCAGAATGCACATCAACAATCTGATTAACAACATGGGAGCCTGTGCCCCCGCATCCAATGACATAGATCATTGGCTTATGTAGTCTTCTTACTCTGTGCATAGTTCCGATACATCTCCTGTTAGCTTCCACTCCTTAAGGTTGGGAAGCATGTTATAGGTTGATTCGAAGAAAGCATTCTCCCACTCGGGGATCATGCCTACACCTATGCCATTTGGTGTGCGTGTATTACAAAATGCAGCGTTCATATGATGAACATCCATTGCATTGAATATGTTGTACACCCTAGTGCTAGGGTTAGGTCTTCGATTATTTCTAAGGCAACCGACTCGTAGTGTTCCGCACAGCAAATTGAAAACCATTGCTGGATAGTAGAACACTTTGCGCGTCGATCCCTTAACGCTTATATTCCTGCGTTTAGCAGGTACCCACCATGAGAAGTTAATCTCACTTGTGTAGGTTAGTATTTTATCAGGTAGGAACTCAGTACTTGATGATGTCTGATTTGCAATGGCAACCATATCGTCTGCCCCTACGGGCTTTGGACTATGCCACCCATGCTCATCGTCCCACTTCATCAGTAGTGCAACATCTTGGTTGCCTACCTTGAAGAACATCAATGCCCTGGATACCTTACCCTCAAAAACAGTTGAATCCACATTCTTTTGTATCATGAGATAAGTATTTGATTAGTTTTGCGTATGGTTTCGCCAACTCCACGATCCTTCTTGCTTGGTCAAGGTCGTGGTATATTGGTGATCCCATGTGAGTACTCCCGTCCTGATATGTTTGCTCAGCGTAGGAGTCCATTATTGCGTAAGCCGGGTTAGTCCCATGCTCCATGGTGAAGGTTGGGTTACGCAAGCATTGCCCATTGTACCAGTGGATATTATCCCACCACGACAGCACAATAGCAGGTAGATGGTAACATTCCTCATCAGGATATTCACCATCTCCCACCGTTCTAACATCTAGCTCAACTGCTTCTACATCAGCACATAGCTTCTGTAGATTGTCGGGTAGCAGATGCTTGGACATCTTTTGCTTCCTCTCAGTTGGTGCCTTTTCCCATATCCAATCTGATGTACACTTAGTGAAGTCTAGCCTGAAGCTCTCCCTCGCATGGTCATACATATAGTTTGGTGTCCATAGTGCTATGGGGCATGACTCAAGCAGGTTAAGTAGATACCAACCTGCACCAAATCTACGCTCAAGCAGATCAATCCTTGCGCCTACTGCATAGCTAGTGAACTGACTATGGGAGTCGATATAGCATCCACCATTCTTGATACCTGCCACAATGGGGAACCCTGACTCTGAGAACATCTCACTCAACCCTTTGTCTGCCTCACTGTCGTCATGAAGCATGAGGTAGGGTAGATCAGTTAGGGTAATCGTTGGTGCGGTACGAGGTAGAGCTAGAGGCGAGGAGGCAACAAACGAGAATGGAGCCCTGCCGGGCTTACTCTTTTTAGCCTTTCTTTCAGGGCCGAGCAGTATTTTAACCATGGGTATTCCTCACCCTTTGGTACCGTAACTTGCCTCAAACCTGACGACGAGTCTGTCACCTTCAACTTTTTCTGTGTATTTTGCATTTGTTAGTTCCGGATAGGTTTTAGCGAGCAAGCCTTGTACCTCAGGCACCGATAATGATGGTGCTGGATCAGGTAGTGGCTCCTTGCCAGGTATTACGAAGTCACGAGGTAGTACTCTACTCACAGCTCGATCTCCACATTATCAGCGGGTTCCGCTGGGGATGAATTAGGGGGGGAATTGTCCCCGCTTGACAATGACTTATCCAATGACTCCTTAGCCTTGGCGCTCCGATCCGACTGGAACAGAGGTAGGTCAGCCATTGCTTTCTCAGCCTTATCCCTTGCAGCTTCCTTTGCCGTCTTCTTCTTAGCCACTGTTCCCTTAGCGGGAGTCTTCTTCTTAGCCTGTTGTATCTTATCATACTCCTCCTTGATGGAGTTGGAGATAGGCACACGCTCCTCAACTACAGGTTTCAGCTCAGCAAGTACGACCTGCTCTAGCTCCTCTGAGGTTGATGGCGGTATTTGTATAGGCTTTTTAACAAGCTTGAGAATCCCATCCGTTGTGTGAGCGTTTAGCACCTTGCCATTTAGATCTGCGAGATGCTTATCGCCCGACAGAAGGAAGGTAGCATTGATCTTACCCTCCTCCTGTGACGGTGAGTACACCATATTTACGGTGAACCCTGCACCACAGAGTTCACCAATCTGTTTAGTGACACTCATTAGATGTCCCTCATTGCGTTGAAGAGGCTCTTCACTTTCTTTTCGAGCTTCTCAATGATCTGCGATTGCTCATGCACAATCTTTCCAAGCTTAAGGATTGCCTCCGTATCCATAGGATTATCCTCTTGCGGAGAATCCGTAGAAGCAATGAAGGCATGCAACGCAGTACCCAACTTAGCCAGCACATCAGGAACCTCGGGGCAGGTTTGTGATAGCACAGGTTCTGCCTCCTGCTTGTTATCAACGGCAGTGGCAATATCCTCTGCCTCCTGTTCTGCTGATGGTACATCCTTAGCCACCTCAATATCCTTAGGCTTAGGTGGTGTAGGTATATCGTTGACCACCTCAGTCTCCGGGATGTCGGTGATGTCGGTGATGTCACCGCGCTCCTCCTCCTTGGTAGCAACAGGTGAGGTATCCATAACCTCAAGCTTCTGCTTCCACTCATTGACTAATCTCCAGCGTGTCTGCTCCTTACTCTCGCCCTTCACCTCAAGCACATTCTTGTCATCGGTAAAGAAGTTGGTCGGGTTAGCCGACAGCTTAGGGTTAGATAGGACGATAAGATCCTTGAACTTATCCTTTAGGGGCTTATCTAGTGGAGCATACCACTTGTTGAACGATAGTTTATCATTTATTTCTGACATTATACTGTTTCCTTGCTATTTACTGCCGCTTTCCATTTTGCGACCTGCTTAAGTGCTGATCGCACGGACCCTTGTGCATTGCGCGCGGCATGTTGCGCAATGTTGTCCGGTACACCCGTTAGGCTAACAAGGGATGCGGACATCTCCTCATTAGTTGGGTTAGTTATGTGGTAGGGCATGAACCGCTCGGCAAATCTAGGCTCGAGGTATTCCTCACGCTCAGACTTGCTAAGTTTATCAAGCACCACCTTTTGTTCTTGGTTCTTGTTTGTAGTCACAAAGACCACAAAGTGATCAGGCAGATAGTCCTCGATCCAATCGAGTAGCATCTCCTGAAGATGTCGTTGCATCTTATCCACCTCATTGATGACAAGGGCACGACATTTGCCATACATTGGCATGTACCTACACTCGTCAATTAAGGTGGACAGAGTTGCCTCCTTGATACTGCGACCCGAATACTCGGGTCCATGTCTTAGGTTGAAATCAGAGTCCACCCAAGAGCGTGCAAGCATCATGGCAATAGATGTCTTACCCACACCAGGATCACCGCTGAAAGCAAAAGACCCCGTAGATTCTGAACCTACGAGGTCTTTCATTTCGGAGAGTTGTTGTGCAACTCCTCGATATGTGGCTTGCGCCTTGCTTCCTACTATTTGATCTGGTGACTCAAGCTTCCACTTAGCCCAGTTCATCGTCAGCGGGAATCTTATCCATGATCAACTGTGCCTTGAAGTCACTGTATAAGATAGGCTCAAATCCTATATCAACATTGAGCATAGGGCACACTTGCATGATGTCATCCTGAGGGTAGCGAGGATCACTGAAGACAAATGAACCATACTCACCGCAGTCTTCGAATATCTTGCAGTACCCCCAAGCATGATCGCCTGTGGTTTTGTTAGGCTTGTTCATCATGTACCAATGTCCGGCTCCCGATAGATTGAAGAAGTGTAGGTACACCTTATCCAAGCTGGGGTCATCTGATGGTGCGTCAGGTAGATCGCGCCATATATCGGCAAGCTTTTCATAGTTACGAGCGATCTCAACTGCCTCCTCCTCCCTGAATGTTGACTCAGCTAGAGCCTGGCATTGCAGATTAGGCACGAACTCCTCCAGTCGCTTCCCGAGGTTAGCATACTTGCTCGGCCACGGAACTGACCCTCGCTTAGGCACCTTTAGCGTGCAGATCATCTCACCGGATTTGTGATCGGTTAGGGAGTACTCACTCCCATCATTTGGGTTACTGTATGTTGTCATTGCCCATCATCCTTCCTATTAGTTCTAGGTCCATTGGAGACTCCATATTGTAGAGTGGGGAGCCTTCTTGACTTTTCGTTATTAGTTTTACTTGCTTGCCGAACTGAACACGCACGGCGAAGCATCCATTTATATCCACAACCTCAATGAAGTTAGGTCGGGCATCATGCACATTCATCAGTGCAACAACGCCATTGATCTGCCCCTCATTGATGTTTGGATGATTTCTTATAGAGGGTGGCACATCTAGTGCCTCCCATAGTACAGGTGAAACAGGACGCATAGCATCCTTCACCATATGATCGATGTGTGTATTTACATCCCCCACAACATAGGGATCTAGTTTATCAGGCATAGTGCCTCCTTTCGTTACTTATTATTTCGTGTTACATTTGTAACACATATTAATCCCATCGGAGCTTCTTCCATCCTCCGATGTTACTGGTCTGCTCCTTACCCACCTCATGAGGTTCAATGTAGTGGATAGTGTAATGGTGAAACCTTGGCTTCATGACTATACCCTCGTAGTGCTTGAACTTGAGGTGCGGGTCATCTGGATATCGCCAGCCACTTGCCGTTTTTACTGCTTCACGCACAGCATTGTGGTAATTATCCCACTCCGGCAGGACTGTAGGGTTTACCCGTCTATTGACGAATAACTTCTGATGCGGATATAGCCCGCCACGCCTGCACTCAAGGTGAAGAAATGGCAGTAGGTTGTCCTGCTCCAACCATCCCTTACGATGGCAGTATGCCCACTTAGCTGCAATGTCATGGATAACTGCCTTACCTTTTAGGTTGGGGTACTTGTCAGATGTAAACAGACCTAGGTCATAGCCGACATACCCACCTCGTTTATCAGTGGCAGTCTTCCTGATCCTATCGTTCCACACAACCATGTAGCACCGCATCTCATCAAGCTTACCCTCAACATATGTCTTGGGGTCGAGTGGTGATTGGAGTGATCCGGCGGGATGCTTAAGCATATCCATAATCTCCTGAAGAGGTAGGATAGGGCATGACTCCATGCGAGGCATCCAGATTGGCTTAGGCTCAACGCATTCAACCACATTGCAGAAGTCAGTAGGAGACTTGGGTGCATGTACGAAGTAACTGTTGTCGCCAAATATGTAGTCGTTGACGAGTGATAGCTCTTCTGCGATTGGGCGAAGAAAGTCATCACCGACCTTTGCGATCGGCTCACCCTTTCTGTTCCACGCGTGGTATAGCTTTTGCTCCATTGCGTACCTCCTTCCTAGGTCCGATGATTTCTACACGCACAGCAGTACCATTGTAATAGTAGTCAATCTTACCACCTCGCTTCAACTGGGTGACATCATCCTTAGTTAGTTGTATAGGTATATGCTTCATGTGTGTGTCCCCCATCCGTGTGAGTCATGGTATATAAGTCCGCCATTCATGGAGAATACATACCCCATCCGCTCATCCTCGGGCAACTCAGATGTATACTTACGATAGTCATAAAGCATCATGAAGTCCTGAGTCCTTTCCTTATCTATACCGGGGTAGGGATACCATTTATCTGCAGATTCATTGTTACGCACATAATTCCATCGCTCAACAGCATCCTTCAGTTCTACCTCACGGCGAAGTTCATACCGTTGGAACGCAAAGCAATAACGGTCATCACGAGTAAGGCGGTACACGATCTTATTAGGTATAGACTTGTATGACCCCGTGTCCACACACCATTCACGATGGGCATGCCATATCTGGAATGTCTTAAACAGACGGTCCGTATGATCCCATGGTAAACCACGACCCTTACCATTAGGTGGCTCATCTGAGCCCCAACCTGCACCATTGAGTACAGCTTCTGCGATACCGGTCATTACAAGCTTAGCACCCGCATCCATATATATATTAGTATACGGATCGAGTGTAGAGTCATAGGCATACAAGCCACGGGCATGGTTAAGGAACCACTCCCTTCTGCTTACCTCATCAGCTAGTTCACCTGTATATGTTGCTGCTACTACTACTTCAGGCACTGGGCACCTCCTTGTTTTCCCACTTTGCAGTGAATTTATCATGTGCCTTATTGAACTCTCGGTCAGCTTGCTCATTGTTGTATGACCAATCGGCCACCAATTCATCTGCACCATTGCCAAGTATGATCAATACACCGATCCGAAGGTGGTTGTGTACGGTCTTATCTGCCAGGAGATGACTTGTCCTGCCAGTATCCACAAGCTTGGTGAGTACAACAGATGACTCATCTACACCCATGATATGGGGTAAGGCTCGGTTCATGTCACTAACTCTTGCCCCTCCAATTGATGACCCCTCAGTGTGCGATGAACCAATGACATAAGTAGCTTCACCGTCATTAACGGAATTAATTGTCCACCCGTCATCCAAGACAGCATGAAGGAAGTCCACAACGATAGGTCTGTAGTTCTTACCCATGTTTATTCCTCCTTGCTTGTGTTAGTTCTAGACCAAGTGATGTACCAAATGCCTTGGTACGCCTGGGTCGACCGACCTCCACCTCAATGCAAGCCTGTGACTTGCGTGGTTTGCGTTGTTTTTGTACACGACGCTCAACAGCGAGCTTCATGCGTTTCTTTGCTTTGTTTTTAGACATAGCTTGGGGTATCCAACCCCGATGTTGTTATTATTAGCACCCAGTGGGCACACCAGTGCGCCCAGGGGCAGATTTAGGAGTCACATCCCCCACCGATGGAGGATCATTTGACTTAAAGATCAGGTTAACAAATGACTTATTGACCTGCAGTTGGGTAACACGACGGAACTTAGCCTCACCCTTGATTAAGGATTGAGCAAAGTTGTGAGCTTTGTTGGCACGCTTGCCACGCCTTGTCCTACTCATTGGAATAGCAGGTCATCACTGAGGATAGGTGTATTTATACCCTCAACACCCTCACCATTGTATGGGTCTTTGATGGATTTAAACTTATTACCCTCAAGGTTACTCAAGCTAATGTGTAGCTGAATTTTATTGTGCCTGGTATGATAAGGACGAAACCATGGTATCAAATCAATGAAGGTTTCGGGTTGGAAGTGTATGTAACTACTCTCCCTGTATTCTTGCTTCACAGTGCCTTCCTTAATCCACTTCATTGGATCAGGATCGTACCACTTGGAGCAGTAGATGCCCCTTTGGAAAGCATACCCAGTGTAATGATACAGGTTAGGGAATGAAGGTGTGAGCAGAATCTCATCATCCTTAAACTCTTCCTTGTGATCCTTTAGGTATCTTGAATTATGTATGGACACATGGAACTCCTTTAGTGGAGTATGCCCATACCTTCGCGCGGCTAATTCAGCCTTAGCCTTTAACATATTATGCAATGGGAAATCCACATCAGGGCAGATTTCTACACACGCATACCTTCTACTTTTACGAACCAGCTTCATTTAGTTTAGCTGCTACTTCGCAGGAAGCTAGGTTACTGAAGATACAGTATGTACCATAGCCAGCATTGCCGACTACCCATACCTTTGACTTAACTTCACCCATGATGCAGTCCTCGATCGAGGTGACATACTTGGGATTGACCCATTGATTTTGGTTACCGATTTGTACAAGCATGACTTATCCTTTCTTACGAAAGCCAGCCTTGAGCATAGTAGACTCACGCTTAGTAAGGACCGGAGCGGGGACAGCACGGAAGCACGGAGTGCCATTGCCATGCACCCTTTGAATAGGTTGTCTCCATCCGAGTCCGTAAGCTACATGGAGAATGATTGGTTCGTTGATCCATTTCATGTTATTGCGCCGAGTTTAACGGGCTGGCTCCGCCCGGTTGTTGTTGTGAATGATAGCATTCGTTGTAAAAAATGGCTGTTGCCCACACCATGATCAGAAGTGAGATGTCGATCTCACCTACATAGTGCGGACTACGGGACAGGTAGCTCCGATTGTGTTGCCGTAGTTTGGTTGGGGTAACTACTCCCATTTACACATCTGCTCTAGCCTGTTGTTATCAGGCACTACTTGCTTCAAGCAGTTTGGTTACACAAAGGCGGGGGCACCCAACCCCCTAACTGTATTTACATACTACATTTAGCCTCCTTGGTTTAAGGTTCTTGGATGTGAAAGAGGTCACCCACACTACATAGTGTAGTGCGAGTGACTGCACCCACGATGAACGCATCCATCGCTTCGGGATGCTACGGGGGCATAACGCTCCCCGTGGACGAAACAACATCACCTACATTTATAGACAATCATCCATAGACATACATACACACCAATTACCTGTATAGCTGGGTCAGATAATCTGAGACGAACATCATTCATTCAGCCCGTAGGCCTAGTTCGTTGTTATTATGGATAGACATAGGTTTCAGTCTAGACAGTTCCTGCAGTGATGAGACAGGTCTTGCCGTACCTAATTGCATCAAGTGATCTGCACATACATGACATACATACAAATTACTAGGTGGCTCCGAACCACCGCTCCTTGCTCATGCTCCGTTGGTAGATGCGCGGAGAGGAGGCATACAAGAGTGCATTCCCATTACCGCGGTTCAAATCGCTAGGGTGCCCATGATCTGGTCATAGTGCTGGCTACATCTCGTATGTTTTATAAAGCGTCTGACGGGGACTTACACCCTCCTTCACCTCTATGGCTACTTCGTTCAGTACGTGATCAAACGCTACTCACAGATCGCATTGTATTGGCATCGGCTCCATTCGTCCGTCCATGCAATTAAATGCAGTGCGCATCACATAACTATAAAATATTCTGATGACCTAAGACATCAGTACCGCACATAGGTAACTCCACGCACCCCCAAGGGACTGAACATACAGGCACAACGCTAAATATATACCGCAATACATAAAAGGTAATCGCTACCCGCTACGCTGTATAGAGTGAATGGCAAATGTACGAGCGATCAACAAGCCGGACCGCAACTGGCGAGCAACGCCGATCGTAACCGACGCGCATCAATATAGTACACAATGAACACAAGACCGCAGGCTACATAACCCAACGCGATCTGTGGCTAATCAAAAACTGACCTGCTCCGCAACTAGGCTGCTGCTCGATGATAGTGATAGCGATTTTTTAAAAAAATCTACAAGACATCTAAGGAGTCCAGGGTCAATGCGTACAAAATAAATAGGTACGCAATGAAATCTAGGCAAGTTGCCTAGAAGTTTTTGAAATTATTTTACGATCTTTACGCTAGTATTCCAACGCGTAGGCAACTCCCGCAAGAATTCCGTTGTCGTTGGTAGCGTGAAATCATGCGTTTTGATCTACTCCCACGGGAGCAATCTACTTTGCAAGTTCTCAATCTATGTCTAAAAGTTGCCTGATTTGCAATTAACGCAAGGCAACCTAGGCAACTCATCGAAACAAGTTGCCTAGGTTGCCTTGCCATTGGCGAGCAATGGCAAGGTAAGTTTATAATGTTGGTTAGGTGTTCCAATTGATTAAGCAGTCAAAGATTTCCTCAAGTCAATGTCACCATTGGCAAGGATTTTTACTCCTGTAGATTCTCCTCCTGCTTCTCGGTGTGCTTCACTTATAGCAGTCAAAACCTGTTGGTTGTGAGAGTGTAGCATTAGAAATCCCCTAGCCATTAGGTTGGCATTTTGAGCGTTTTTCTTGGCTTTACCTTCAAGTTCTTTGGCGTTAATGGCATTGCATCGGTCAAAGAGTGCGACTGCCATCTGCCTTGCAAAGTTTGCAACTTGTCCAAGATATTTTCCATCGGGCAAAAGTTGGCAAATTGCCATGGGGTCAAAGGAATTGATTTTGCCAAGTTCTTTCATGGTGTTGCCATGTTCTTTCCATAGGGTCGAATTGACTTCGTTCCGTGCTTCCTCGGTCAAGCGGTTGCGTTCTACTTGGGTCAAGGATTCGTTGGCGTCAATCTCCTCATAGGTGGCAAGCAATGCGTCTGAGGGCGTTGGCGTTGGTGTCTCAATCTCGGCAACTGCTTCCGTCTTTGCCTTGGTCTTGGTGCTTTTTCTTGCGGTGGTTGGTTCTGTGTTCTTCATGATTTATATTTTCTATTTGTTGGCGGTTCCAATGATAGCGCATGATAGCGGGCAAGATCGGAACCAAGTATACTCTTGCCACCTATGTAAACCACTACAAACCAAGGGTTTGTGTGTGTGGTGTTACAATACTATAATAGTGTAACAGGGGGGGCTATGGGGGGTGCGGTCATTCCCGTGCGTGTATGTATATAACCCCTTTCTCAAGTTTCCAGCCCTCCTACACATTCCAAAACCCCATTTAAAGCCCCGTATGATGCCCTTATAGTGGTTTTTAGATGCTCCTTGACTAAAAGTGTGTTACAATAATAATATAGTAACAATGCGACCATGGTAGAATTAATAAAAAAGCCTGATTTGGAGATTAGTGAGTCGACTAATTTCAAGGAGGCAGTGTCTGCATTGGAGAATTACTGGATGGAGAACCCGGATCACATAAAAGGTGATGATTGGGTAGATGAATTGGGAGGTAAGCTTACCCATCAATTCATTAATGGTTTATATGTGAGAATGGTATACATGCCTGCGGGTATGGTGGTGACTACAAAGATCCATAAGGTAAGGCATCCTTTTTTTGTATTGTTTGGCAAGTGCCGGGTAATGACTGAGGAGGGTACAGTTGAGATACACGCACCTTATCAAGGAGTTACTGAGCCAGGAACTAAGCGATTGATACATGTTTTAGAGGATTGCGTTTGGTATACGGTACACGCAACGGACAAGACTACTCCTGAAGATGTTGAGGAAGAAGTCATAGCAAAAGATTTTACAGAACTAGAAACTAAGGAGACAAAATAATGGCATTTGCATTTGCATTACCCGCAATAGGAACAGCAGTATTACCGGCAATAACAGCAGTTGGCAGTGGTTTAGGAGCCGCAGCTAGTGGAATTGGTGGAGCGTTAGCATCTGGTGCGGGAGCACTTGGTGGGGCATTGGGTTCAATTCCTGTTATAGGAGGAACTCTTGGCGGAACGATTGGGAGTTTGGGTAGTGGACTGGGTGGTTCACTTGCCGCCCTAGGTGGTGGCAATATTGGGGGAGCGTTAAGTTCCCTTGGTAGTGGCATTATTGGAGCAGGTTCAAATATTCTTGGGGGAATGGGCGGTCTTTACACAGGAGCTGATAAGGTACTTGGTGGATTGCTTCCTAATATTGGTGGAGCGGGGATAACCCCGCAGAACGGATACTTGGGTTCTTTGTTTAGTCCACAAGCAGCAGGATCAGCAATGCAGGGACCACAGATTCCATTAAGTAATCAATTTGAATCTTTCTTAAATGGCGGACCTAATGTAAGTCAGGCAAACATTGATGCTGGACTTGCCCAAATCGCCCCAGGTAATGACGGTGGATTTTTTGGCATGGGTAAAGGTGGAGGCTTAATGGGCACAGTAATGGGCGGAATTGGAAAAGCATCCGAGGTTGCTAAGATTGCACAAAGTTTAGGATTGGGCGGTATGAGTAATGCCACACCTGGCGTAACCCAACAGCAAATCACTACTCGTCCTGTTGTTGAGTCTAAGCCAATTATTTTAGGAGGCGGGCAGACCCCGCAGAACCAAAACATTCAATTGTCTCCTCCTACGAGTTATATGCCAATGCCGGTACAACCTGTTGGTGACCCGAGACAGTCAGAAAATTACACACCACTTCCTATGAGAAGCCCGATCGTGGATCAAACATTCCAAGGATTAAATGATCCGAGAATGCAATTAGCGGGAACATCTCCGCAGGCACAATCGCTGGCATCTATATATGGAGGTGGTCAAAGCTCTATGGTATGATTTCGATTCGCAGATTTAAGGAATTTCTAAGGGTTGCCTTCGGCCCCAAGGTTTCAGTCTTTGAATACCTTGAAATTTTAAAGTCTGCCTTTAGTATTGCAAGGAGTCCATACTCTCAGGAGATGTGGCGGGCTCGGATGGTTATTTGCTATAAATGCCCGATTTTTGATAAGGAACGAAAGACATGTCGCCCATTCCTCGAGTCAGCTATGGGGTGTGGATGTTATGCCCCGTACAAGGCTTTAGTTAAGAAACATTGCTGGGGCAGGGGTAAATTTGGAGAAAACTTCGGATGGTAATGAAATGGTCTAAGTTTAAGGGTTCGATAAAGAAGGCTGATTGTGAAGCAACTTTGGAGATGATGGATCTACCCAATCCGTTTTGGGAGGCACGATTTAGTTGGATGCTTCCCGAAAGCATGTCGCATGAAGTGAAAGCATTTGAAGAGGGTAAGCTAGATCAGGCTTACGAGTGGTGTGAAGAACAAATAAATAGTCATGAGCAAAGACAACGACTCAAGGGAGCAAGTAGTTAAAGTAAAGATGCAACATCTTCGTCAGGATCTTAATATGATCGACGCGAAGAAGGAGCGGTTAGAAAATGACCGCAATCATCTGATCTTAAAACTAATTGCCCAACGAGAACAGTTACTAGCACTCAACGAGCAGGATGAGTGAATTAAGCTTTGTCGTTCGACGGCAGTCGGATGACAAGGGCTGGATCATACGATCCCAGAGTACGCTGGGGGAAGGTCCTGTCGGCCCAAGACTAGCAAAGGGTAGTGCGTTCCCGAGTGAGTTTGGACTAATATTTAATACCAAATCAGAGGCTGAAGAAATAGCACAACGATGGACTGATTGGTATTATGGTCAGTCCTACTTAAAGAAAAAAAGGAAGTCAAAGTATCTTGCGTGATTAAGTTACACGAACTAAAATGTAACTATGGAGATCACGCATTACATGTTTGCCGGAGTAACCCTTGCCATATCTGTGCTGGGTTTCTTTCTGAAGAAAAACAAAGCGGAGATCGACTCGATGAAGGAGGTTATCAGGAAGTTAGAAATTTCTGATGCCCGAAATACCGAGCGTATAAGAACACTACTAAAGGTAGTGGAGGACAGGAGAAGGGATATACAAAACCTATATGAAAAAACAGGGAAGTAATTTATGAAAGTATGTAGTACATGTAAAACACCTGCCAAGTGCAGGAAAGCAGGAAAATGCCTAAAACCAAAGGGAGGGAAAGCAAGTGCCAAAAAGAAAGTCAGCAAAACCGGCAAAAGGAAAGCGTTTCGCAAAAGTAGTTACTAATCCCAAGACTGGTAGGAAGCGTAAGGTTTCCTATGGTCAGGCGGGTAAGACTAAGAGTGGAAAAGACAGAATTTCTCCTGGATCTAAGAAGGGTGACGCATACTGTGCGCGCTCTGCTGGCATTAAGAAGTGCAAGAAACCACCCTGTGCAAACGATCTATCCCGGAAGAAGTGGAAGTGCCGTGGTAAGAAGTCAATGCGATGAGTGAGGGTAAAGCAATAGGGGAGGACTCAGTCGTAAAAGCGAATCTCGCTTTTATGTTGAAAACCATAGCGGCTGTAGCAACATTTACCTATGGGTATGTTACCATAAAAAATAGTATCTCAGAGCTAGAAAATGATAATGTTAGAATAAAGCACGAAATAGAAATGAACTCGGAATTTAGGATAAAATGGCCGCGTGGCGAGATCGGAGCATTACCTGCAGACGCGACCCAAGATATGAAAATTCAACACTTGGAGAGCAGAGTAGATAAACTTGATGCTCATGTAGATAGCCTAAGATATGGAGTAAATAGAAATGAGTAGTTGTTGTAATTTCTGCGCCGTCAAAGACACCATGCGCGATAATGTTAAAAAGGCATCAAAGCCTAAAACATGGAAAAAGAAGTCTCCCGACCTGGAACTTGCCAGGGCAGCTTTTAAAAACAAAAAGGTTGGCTCTTAAAACTGAATGGATGGAAGCCCGCAGGTATCTCCTGACGAGCTTAACCAACCCAGACAATATCCATCTAGTCGACTTGGACGAGTTTGACGGATATGGTGAGTGCTCTTGCGAACACTTTCAGTTTAGGCTTTATCCGCGACTTCGACTGGGGAAGCGTCCTCTGTCGTCACCTTGTCGTCACCTTCGGCAGGCTCGGAAGGTTGAGAAGCTTTCGCCCCAGCAGTTATCCGGTTGTACACCTCAATCTTAGCGATCTCATAGTGACCAACTAGCTCACCAAGCGACATATTGCGCTCCTGTGCTAATTGAATCCCAGTTGAGATTAAAACCTCAGCAATGGGCACGTTTTTCATTTCGTCTTTCGACAGTTCCTTTTTTTCCTCACTCATTTGTTTAGTGTGTTGTCTAGTATTATAACTCCCGCGATCATGAATATCGCGATTAAAAATAACTCAATTAGGGTCATCTTTCCTTCTCATCCAAAATACCAATAGGTATCTGTCTCCTGACTCCACCGGCATACCTCTATGCAGAGTACTTTGAGCAGGAAATATTAAAGCATGACCATTAGGTAGTGCCGGAACTGAGCATCTGTTAAAAAATTCTGTGCCTCCACCCTCATAGTCACCTGTATTGAGAGGGACAACCATGGTAAAGTCAGCATCACCGTCATGATGCCAGGATGTCTGCTGTACACCTCTAGGGTTGTAGTTAGCTAGTTGAATCACTCCCGAGGACATTATACGTCCATATAACGCACCTATTACCACATTTATATGACTCAAGAACAATTGGAGCATAGATAAGTACCAGCCAGGGCATTTTAATCGTAATACAAACTCTTCGATCTGTACTTCTTCTGCTTCGTCAGGATTCACCTCAAATCGAGAATGTGTTTTAATATTTTCGATTTCACTCTGAAGCATTGCCACAAATTCTTTACTGAATAATGGCATGGTGTATATGTCATGCCCCCTATGCTCGGCATGTGGTAGAATACTAAGCTGATCCGGAGATAAGTCTGAAGGTACTCCTTCAGTTATACACTTCCTGACCAAAGGTTTGTCTTGCGATATTGCTTTTGCAATCTCGGGGTCCAGCATCCATTCAGCAGGATACATGAGCATGTGGTTTTTAAGCACATACCCTTCTTCGTCTTGATTAACTAGGGATAGTAAATTCACTTCTTACGAAATCCCATTTGGCGCATTTCCTTGACCCTGCGTTTACCAATTGCGGTAGGGGTGTTCTTTGCGGATCCAACCTGAATTAGCTTAATACCATTGGATCGCTTCTTCCCGAATGCACCTTTTGTGTGTCTTGCTGATTTCCCACTCATACTAAATATCCTTTCTCCCGTGCCCACTTAGGCTCTTTATGAATCTTGTCATGACATGGACGACATACGGATAACCAGGTATCCACATCCATGTAGTATTTTCCTCTTCCATTGCGATGATGCACATCACTCGTCTTCGCCTTCATACAGACTTCGCACATAGGTAACTTCTCCAAAAACTCCTTCCTCAGAATCGAATACTCCTTCATCTCCTTCTGTCGTTTCTTGCTTACTCTTCTCAGTGGAGTCTTTCTTTTTAAAGGACTTCTTTTCACTATAGAGCCAAAAACTAAACCCTGTTAAAATTGCCAAAAATAAGACTAACCACATTGATACAATAATTTCTATGTAACAACAGGTTTAGAGTCAAGGTTTACATGCTTAGTGATTAGGTTATCAGATACACCCGATTCAGATATATGTGCGTCATTCTCATTTACTCCCGATCTTGACAACTTCCATACCTCGCCACCCATGTCACGAATCATTTCTGCCTCATTATCAAATCGTACATCATCAATAATAAAAACATTAGCATCTGACTCTTCTATCCGATGCCTGGTAATATCAATCCATATTGAATCAGATATAAGATTCCTCCCCCACTCAGTACCCAAGGTCTGTAAACAGTGTCTTGCGGATACGCCAAGGTTAGGAATTATTCGCTCCTTATCTTCAATATAGTCTTTATGAACAATGCACCCAAGCATTTCCTTAAGTGGTGACGCAAATGAGATAATCCTAATGGCATCAGACCACTCTTGTTTTTTATACATATCAAAAACAAGTTGATTCGCATAAGTAGACTTACCTACACCTTTCGGCCCTGCTAATCCAATTATCGTAGACATTTTTTCCTCCTTACACCTTCCAGCCCCGAGTTATGGTATATCCTGCAAATACGACTCCACACCAGAAGAGTGCGCCACAAAGGACGCACCCGTCTGGGCAGAAAGAAGAAAAATCTAAAGACATTCTTAAGCATCTTTCTTATCGAGAAATGTTAAGTTATCCATGGTTACCACGGGCTTCTGGAACTTATGTCCATCCTTTTCCCATTCCTCGATATGAAGAGGACCACGAATCTTTAAATTCTTTCCCCTTAGCTCTAGTTGCATGAGCTTATTATTAAGCTTCTCCCTCCAAGAATTTACAGTGATAAAGGAAGTTCTTTCCCCTTCACCAATCTTCTCATTAACAGCCAACCTTAAAACCATGAGACTTTTACCTGATGGTATCTCCTTGATTTCTGGTTCTGCAACCGACGTTCCTATGATGTTTGTGTATATTTCTCCTAGCATTTTGTTTTTAGTTATTGGTTAAATTTCGAGGAGGCTGCGCCTCCTTACAATCTTCCTTAAAGATTTCAGATAAACTTATAAAATCGCATAGGTACTTAGGGCATACATACGCATCACGCACGCCGTCCTTGTCTCGTTGTGCGATTATTTGCCATTGCTCTTTTGTTTCCCCCTTAATTACCGCAGCCGATGAATTGTTTTTATCTACGAAGACTATGAACATAGGCTTTACCCTTAATTGATCCCATTGCTTGGCAGACATCACATGCACATTGGCAAACGGGAAATCGTGCTTTCCTGTCCATGCGTGTATGTTTGATCGTTTTACTTCAACAGGGTAAGTGAGTAATAAATCTCCGTCATCCCTATACATATGCCTATCTTTTGCACCGTCAGGTAATTCAAGGTTCGGAAGAACCTGGACTTGTAATCCTTGGAATCTCCTAAAGTACTCAGCAACTTTTGCTACTGAGAAATAAGATCTTTGCAGTTCAGTTCTAAATTCTTGTGCTGATCTCATTTTTATAAAGAGTTTTTGGTTGATCGTCGTGCAATCGAGGCTCAGGCAGTTTCTCCGTGAACCTTTGGGTGAACCTGTCGAAAGTTACACGATCTTTCGTGTGTCCAATGGGACCAAAGCGATTCTTCTGAATCATAATATCGGTTGTTTGGGAATCACCACCGGCTTTCATTTCACGATGAAGCATTAAGACTATATCGGCATCCTGCTCAATTTGCCCAGATTCCCTCAAGTGGTGAAGGGCAGGGGCTCCTCCTGTTTTAGCGGAGTCACGATTAAGCTGACAAATTAAGAACACAACAATTCCAAGTTCCTTGGCGAGTCGCTTGCAAGCTTTAGATATTTGAGCCACTTGTTGCTCTCGTACATCACGCTTATCTTCCGGCTCCATCAATCCAAGGTAATCAATAAATATAGCATCAAGATTATGTTTTCTATTCATTGTCTTTGTCTGTGCTCGTATCTTAGATATTGTCTGAGCAGAGTCATCATCTACCCAAATGGGCAATTCCGATATATTCTCAAGACCTACCTGTAAAAGCCTTCTGTCTTCGTCAGACTCACGCCTTTCTGCAAACTTAGATAAATTCACTCCTTGGTCTATTGCCGCCAATTTCTTCCCCAACTGATCATTAGACATCTCAAGGCTGAAGAATAATATCTTTTTGCCCATATTCCCCGCATGATGGGCAACATTCATCGAGAATGTTGTTTTACCTATAGATGGTCGGGCTGCGACGACAACCATCTGTCCCGCACGAAATCCACCATCAAGTATCTTGTTTAAGAACTTAATGTTAGTCTGAATACTTGCTCCACCTTGTTCCCGTTCGTGTTTAATAGCTTCATTTGTAGCAACCGCTAATTCTTTTGCTGAAACCAATGTTTTAGTGTTTGGCTCAATTAACTGAGTCAGCTCATCATCAGCGCGAACAGCAATATTTGTTGGATCATCAAGTTTACCCGCTTGGTCAACTTCGTCTTGCAGTTTAAGCGACAACTTCTGGATCTTCCTAAATTTATCAGCTTTAACTAACCGATCTACCCACTCTTTCCCCCGAGAATTTGTCTCACAACACATCAGTACATTAGAAATAAAAGTAGGGTTGTTATCCTTCCAGCCTTTAGGAAGCCGAAGCATTGCTCCAATCATTCCAAAATCATCCTCTTTATCGGACTGCTTTAAAGCTACAAAATATTCTTTCAGGTCTTGGTCGGTAAAGTGACCCTCATTAATTCCATTATCTAGTGCGTATGCCCATATGTCATATGTACTTTCGCACTCTTCATCCCTAGTGCAGGAAAGGAATCCCCGCTCCGCATCGTAATCTGTATATTCATTCAACATCGTATGCCAATCCTCCATTATCAGTTTTTGTTTCGTTATCGTATCCACCATCATTGAGCCAAGAATTTGGGTGCTTGTATTCGCGACCCCTCATGGCCTCAGTATTGCAGTAGTCATTGTATTTTTCACCGCAAGCCTCGGGATCCTTCTCCTTTATTATATCCCATTTATCTCCTATTGTTCTCACCACACGCTCGGGAAACTGCTTATCTTCGCAAACAACCCAAAATGTTTTAAACCAAGTTTGGACATCACTTTTTTTATCAGATGTATCGCAACGGGTCTCGGTCTTTGGATTATAGTGAGTTACCGCAGTCTGAACATTTGTATTCCCTAAGGTAGGGGCAATAAACTGAGCGAGCGCAGCTTTCACTACTTCTGATTTCCTCATTCCTGTCAAATGGCAGAAAGATTCTAACCTCAGATATGCAGTTTCGTTTAAACGAAAACTTGTTGGGTAACTTTTATCACTCATCTGCTTACTTCGACCCACGTCTCCTCGTATTTGTACCCTTTGACTTTTTCTTGCGTGACTTCGAGGGTGATCGCTGTGGGATCATCTTCAGGTATAATCTTTGCATAGCGGAGGTAATCGACGAGATGCTTAACGCCCCCAATAAGGTTATCCGGATCGCAGAGCCTGACTCTTTTGGAGACAATGCGGACTCTGTGGCGACAAGGCATGCCATGGTCATGGACTGCTTCTCCTTGAGCAATTGCCATCGGTTCATTCCGAGCATCGTATTTAAGGAAGGGGTTCGCTTCTTTACACATAAAGTAATTTTTTCTCCCGCTTCCATTACTTAGCTCTGACAATCGAGGAAGACTTTGGTTTTGTCTTAGCAACATCTTTAAGTCGCTCATTCAAATCCTTTTTTGCTTCTGCTTTTGTCATTCCGGTATGATCCGCCCAAGTTGAAACGAATGGAGTCATAGAAAACTTCATGTGCTTCAAAAGGTCATCCCAACCTAAAATATTTGATTCCATTAATATCTTAGCAACTTCTTGTGCGTCGTAAGAAGTAATCCTTCCTCCGTCACGCAACTTAAATCCTGGTACCGCCTCAGGGTTTTCCTCAAGCTTTGCCTTTACCGCCGCTTTTACTCCTTTTACAAATGCGTCACAAAGTGGGACCCACTCCATCGCTTCCGCCAAATTTTTGTCATCCAACCAATTCATTTTATTAATTCTTTTATTTTGTTTCTAACTGCAGGACAAAACGGGATCGCCGCGCACCATTTGCACTGCGACGACCCCGCTGTCCGAGACGGATTATCACCCATTGCTTCGTCTACTATATTTTCAATCCATTCACCCTTACCCCTAAGGTGATCAGATGAGTAGGAAGCAGTGGTGTATATCGGGTCTTGGAAAGGTTCTATTAAAGCCACGTAAACCTCATGTACGTTAGGATAGTTCAGGTGTACTAAAACAGCTTGAGCAAGTAATTGAATATTTACTGGTGCTGGGTCATGGTCGCCACGAAGAGTTTTGTAATCAGCAACAAAAGCATATTCCTTAAGTCCTTGATCCATCTTTCCAAGTTTTGACCATGTCTCCAAGTAATCTAATTGCCCCGACCACTTTTCCCCTGACCACAATCTTACTTCTCGCTCGATTGTAGTTTGGTTCTCAAGTAAGCCGAGCTCGTCTCGACACCAATGCAAAGCTTTACGACTCCGATCCGCACACATTCTTTGCTCTGGATCAATAATTTCATCAAGTGGGGTTTGCAATTCTTCATACTCGTGACGAATCGTACCTTCATTCGCCGCATCGCGATCAGCATACCAAGTAAAATCTTGATTAGCTTTATGGAAAGCTCTGCACTTAGCGATTGCCGAAATCTTACTTGCTGACGGCGCATCTCCTCGATCCTCAGGCGACTTTTGCAAATCCTTGTTTCCCATTATTGCTTTTCTCCTTCAAGTATTGATCCACCGCAGTGCGAAGCTCGTCTGATTTAATATCCTCTAATCCCGCCAACCAACTAAACCAATTTGGATCTGACTGTTCCACCTCACCAAGAGTTTTTCCCTTGTGCTTCGGAAAAGGGCAAATTACATCCCGCCAAGAAGATTCTTGTACATCATCTTGTACAGCTATTGGATCATTTTCCTCAAGCCAACCCTGTGGAGTTGAGTGCTGATCTGTTATATCGTTCCCGACATATTTAATTTCCTCTTCAGATTGTCCAATCGTTTGACGAATTGCGCCTTTTTTTATTTCAGCACGCTCAGATGCGATCGCATTATCTTCTTCGGCAGTTCTTTCCATGGGGTCATCTTTCGACCACATCTGCCATCCATACCCAAATAATGCGGCGGCGGCTTTACACGCTCCACGAACAAATGAATCGGCAACATCACGGGCACCTACAAGGTTGCCTTTCACGGGCTTCATTTTATGATCCATTATGGCGTGCGGAATACCTGTAGTCTTTGTTCCGTCTACATGGCGAAACCTAATTACTAGGTAAGCACTCCCGTCGGGAGCAGGGTGAACCTCTTCTCCATGGATATTCTCCACCATTTCCGGCATCCATCCATTAGCATTCTCACGAATGTCGTGGAGACTTCTTGCCCAATTTATATAGGAAGCTGAAAAACTTCCTGTACCTTTTTTGCTGACATTTTGGGGGTCAGCGAAACCGCTTAGATTTGGTATATCCATAACAATCCTCCTTTTGTTAATTTATTTTAAACTCGGGTATTTCTGCAGGCTCTCGATCCGCGATCGCTAAGACCTCTTCTCGCATGTATCTTGGGGTTTTTATCCCCGGCAGAAACACGGGTAGTATTACTTTATGAAGGGCGAGGAAATCGAGATACTTATATCCTGCGGTATTGCCGAATCCTAGTAACCGTGCTGCTTCTCCCTTCTTAATCATTGTTTGTTCATCCACACTTTTTCTTGTCATGTAGTGGTTTGTACACGCACGATTTGATAAAGAAAAGAAAAATCTTTAAATATTTAAAAATAATAAGAAATAAAATGAAAAGTATTTCATTTATAAAACTTTTTATGCTTTATTATTGACATTCTTATCATTTTATATCACTTGAAGGTAATTCATTATTAATAATATCAAAGTGACACACTAATGAAAAAGACATCAA